CCATGAAAGTTGAGGGCGGCCTTGAGAGAATGGCGGTACTTAAAGCTCAGTACGATCAAGCATGGGAACTTGCATCAACGGAAGACAGGGAGAAGGCGCCGATTCGGTTTGTTCCGAGGCAATCATTTCTTGGGGTGAATTTCTAAATGCCCAATCAGTTTGCAAGTGGCAAGTTTGCAATTGCACAGTGTGATCGGTGCAATTTTCGGTATAAGTTAAAGCAACTCAAACCGCTGACAATTAAGACAAAAAATGTCAATATACTGGTATGTCCAACGTGCTGGGAACCTGACCAGCCGCAATTGCAATTAGGAATGTATCCGGTGAACGATCCTCAGGCCGTCAGAAATCCGCGAACGGATTCTAATTCATACTATCAATCGGGTTTAAATGGGATACAAACGGTGGATAATGTGGTAAGTACAAATCCTCTTTATACGGGTGTCCCATTAGAAGGAAGCAGGACTATTGAATGGGGATTCAATCCTGTTGGCGGCGCAAGATCTTATGACGCCGGAATGACTCCAAATCATTTGGTTGGTGAGTCTTTGTTAAATAGTGTCACGGCATCTTAGGAGTAAACATGAAAGACATAAACCAAGGTGGTAAAATTGCAAAAGCCGTTCATAAGCATGAGCGAGCCATGCATCCGGGCAAACCATTAACCAAAATGCGTAAGGGTGGCCCGACCTCAGAAATGATGAAAAAAATGGGCAGAAATCTTGCTCGTGCAAAAAATCAAGGATAAGTTATGGCTAAGTATTCCATGAAAGTTAAAGGCAAAGAAATCGGCCCTGCCGAAGTTTATGCCGAGCCGCATACGATGGCAGGGAAAAAGTTCGAGGCGTCGATGAATCCTGGTAAGGAAATGCCCTACAACCTTCAGCCAAATTGGAGGCCCACATCAGGTATGTCGATTAATCCCAATGTTCAGGTAAAAACCACGGGAACGAAAATGCGCGGGACAGGTTGTGCAACTAAAGGTGTCATGAGCAGAGGGCCGATGGCGTGAACTATCCGGAGCTTGTAACAGCGGTCCAAGATTTTTTAGAGACCACTTTTACAACGACGGACATCAATATGATGATCCGTCAGGCTGAACAACGTATATTTAATACAGTTCAGTTAGCTAGTTTAAGAAAGAACGTCACGGGTGTTTGTACAGCGAATAATAAATATTTGCAGTGTCCTGATGATTTTTTATCTGTTTACTCAATGGCTGTGTATCCGCCAAACGGCGGAGATTATCTTTACTTACTAAACAAAGATGTAAACTTTATTAGAGAATCATACCCAGACCCCACGAGCACTAGCAAACCAAGACATTACGCGATCTTTGGTCCAAGTTCAGTGACGCCCACGGAGTTGGTGTTCATTCTAGGCCCAACGCCTGATCTGGCGTACAACGTAGAGCTACATTATTACTATTATCCAGTATCAATTGTTCAAAGAGCCATTGCATCAGTCGAAATAACCAATCCCGGATATTATTATGTAAATGGTTTATATATGGATATCCCACTAACGAATGTCGTTAGTGATGCAGGAATTTCGGGAGAGGCGGCTCGCGCCACGATAACAGTAACAAACAATGAAATATCTAATGTAGTGATTACAAACCCCGGTTGTTATTATGCAGTTAATGCTTTGCTTACCGCAGATAACGCAACCCTTGGTGGCGGCACGGACTTTGAGTTGAGGGTGCTTACGGTCAATAACGCTCAGGGTACAAGCTGGCTGGGGGATAATTTTGACTCGGTGCTACTCAACGCAACCATTTATGAATGCTCTATGTTTTTAAAACAGGAGCAAGATTTGGTGGCTTTGGCAAAAGATCGTTATGTACAGTCGATAGCTTTGTTAAAGAATCTTGGTGACGGCAAACAGCGCATGGATGCTTACCGAGATGGGCAAGTTAGGGTTCCGGTGTTATAATGGCGATCATTCAAACCTTGACCACAAGTTTTAAGGTTGAACTGGCGCAGGGTCTTCACAACTTTACGACGGGTACGGGCGATGTCTTTAAATTGGCCTTATACACCGCCAACGCGGATCTCGGTGCCTCAACGACTGCGTACACAGCAGCAGGTGAAGCCAGTGGAACCAATTACACCGCTGGCGGGATTGTGCTTACAAACATCACGCCAAGCTTTCAAGGAACTACTGCGTATTGGTCTTTTGAAACAGCCACATTCACCAACGTCAGCTTGACAACGAATGGTGCTTTGATTTACAACACCAATGGAAATAGATCCGTTTGTGTTTTAAACTTCGGGGTTAATATCACTAAATCGGCGCAGAATCTGGTCATTACATTTCCAGCAGATGATGCCACTAACGCAATTATGAGGATTGCATAATGAACAAAGCTAAAGCTCAAGATCGTGCTTCAAGCGGGTTGATTGCACGACCGACCTCGTCAGAGGGTTTACGCGCCAGGGGAATTTTCCTTTGTGAGTGCTACGACGAGAACGGAAATATCAAATGGATTGAAGAGGCTCCTAACCTTGTTGTAAACGTCGGGCTTCAATACATGGCTGGTACAAGCCTTGATGGTGCCACGGCAAGGATTACATCGTGGTTTGTTGGCTTAAAGGGAGCGGGTACGCCTGCTGCTGGTGACACCCTGGCATCTCATGGAACTTGGTCGGAGCTAGCTGGCGGAACGGCTTATACGGGTACTCGTCCTGCCGCTACATTTGCTGCCGCGACAACCGCTGATCCTTCGGTAGTTACCAATTCAGCAAGCAAGGCATCGTTTGCAATTATTGCAACGAACACGGTGGCTGGTGCTTTCTTGTGTAGCGTAGCAAGCGGAACATCGGGGACTTTATTTTCTGCGTCGGACTTTACAGGTGGCTCACGTTCAGTAGTTAACGGTGATACCTTGCAAGTCACTTATACGTTCTCTTTAGACGCACCATGATATGGCTTTTGTCGTTGCAGACCGTGTACAAGAAACTACGACAACTACAGGCACCGGCACAGTAACATTAGCCGGTGCGGTTACGGGGTTTCAATCGTTTTCCGTTATAGGTGACGGGAACACGACCTTTTACACCATAGCCGACCAGTCTGGGTCCAACTGGGAAGTAGGCATTGGAACATATACATCAGCAGGAACGACCTTAGCTAGAACCACCGTTTTATCTTCTAGTAATTCAGGTAACTTAGTTAACTTTGGTGCGGGATCGAAAAATGTTTTCGTAACCTACCCGGCGGGTAGGGCTGCCTATGGTTTAATTGCGGGAACAGGCATAGCGATTACGCCCGGGAATGGCACAACGACAATTGCTGCGACGGGTGGCGGGAGCGGGCCAAGTCCTGTAATGACTGCAATGATTTGGGGGTAATATGGCTGCACCTAATTTAATTTCGCCGACTACGATAACTGGGAAGACTGCTACGGTTGATTTATCGTCCACTTCTGCGACGACGATTCTTAGTAACGCTGCATCTTCTGGTAAGGTTCTTAAGGTCAATAGCCTCTATGTATCTAATGTGGATGGAACATCCGCAGCGGAAATCACGATCAATTACTACTCTGCGGCTGCGCTTGGTGGTACGGCAACTCAGATTGCTTCGACAGTAAGTGTCCCTGCGGATGCGACTTTGGTGGTTATTGATAAAGACGCTTATATCTATCTAGAGGAAAATACATCACTAGGAGCCACAGCAGGCACAGCGTCTGACTTAAAGATCGTTTGTTCATACGAAGACATTAGCTAGGAGTCGTTATGCCACGAGGTAACGGCGGGATTATCGGCCCAGCAAACATACCGACTGTATCTTCGGCTAAAGGCGTCTGGTCCTTGATGGAACAGCTTATCGCCAAACAACAAGGCATCTGGCCTGTCTTCGCCTACACCGTCATCCAAACCTTTACAGCTACCTCTACGTGGACTTGCCCTACTGGTGTTACAGAGGTTGAGTATTTGGTTGTCGCTGGTGGTGGGGGCGGTGGTGGCATTCACGGTGGGGGCGGTGGAGCAGGTGGCTATAGAACAGGTGTTGCCACGGTTTCCGCTGGAGATTACGTTATTACAGTCGGTGGTGGTGGTGTCGGCGGCCCATCTTCTGGTGGAACCCCAGGAGCTTCAGCAGGGCTTTCTTCTATAGTTGGTGGGGCCTCTTCTCCTTTTGCGTCGCCAGGATTGATTTCAGTTGCAGGCGGAAACGGGGCGCAAGGTAACACAGTAGGAAATGCTGGCGGCTCCGGTGGAGGAGGTTCTGGGGCAGGCGGAACAGGAGGGGCAGCTTCTACTTCGCCATCCGGCCAAGGTAACGCAGGAGGGACGGGATCAGCAGGGGCAGGCGGCGGTGGCGGTGGAGCGAGGCAAGATGCTCCAGCCGGTTCGGGGTCGTCCGCTACTCCGTTAGTTGGTGGAAATGGCGGAGCTGGGATAATTGCCCCTTCTTATGCTTCTGGTGTTTTGCCTAGCCCTTGGGATGGTTATTTTGCAGGAGGAGGTGGCGGCGGCGGTGCTACTAACGCAGGCCCCAATTCCTCCGGAGGTATTGGTGGAGGTGGAGCTGGAAACCGTGGTGTTTCTCCAACTACGGGGAGTGCTGGATTTACAAATAGCGGCGGCGGTGGTGGTGGCGGTGGTTATATTAGTGAAGGTGATAGGGGTGTTGGCGGCAACGGCGGCTCCGGCATAGTAATCCTCAAGTACACCGTACCAAGCCAAACCGTATTTACGTTCAAAGGAACGACCACTTGGAAATGCCCGACAGGTGTTACCAGCGTTGACTATCTTGTGGTTGCTGGTGGTGGTGGAGGTGCCGGTGGCGGGGGCGGTGGTGTTGGTGGTTCTGCCGGAGGAGCGGGAGGATTTAGGACTGGAACTGGGTTGGCTGTTACTGCTGGAACTGAATATACAATAACTGTCGGAGCAGGGGGAAGTGGAGGTACTGGCTCTGCTGGGGGAACAGGTTTGAATATAGGTGTTAAGGGTGGAGACTCAATATTTTCTACTATAACTTCTACAGGTGGTGGTTATGGTGGTGATTATTTTAATCAAGGAGGCTCGGGCGGTAGTGGAGGTGGGGGCGGTAATGAAAACGGATCACGACCCAATCCCGGATACGGTTCAGGTAATACGCCTTCTACTTCCCCAAGTCAAGGTAACAATGGCGGAGCGGGCTCAGTAAATCCTAGCCCTTATCGTGGTGGTGGTGGCGGTGGAAGTGCTGGAGCTGGTAGTAATGGTGGAACCGGCACTGGAAATGGTGGAACTGCAACTGCGTCCAGTTTAAGTGGGACTAGTACTTACTATGCAGGCGGCGGTGGAGGCGGGGCACATGCAAATCCAAATGGTCTAGGTGGGGGGACTTCAACAACAAGCCAAAAAGGTGGTGGTGGAGATGGTGGGCTTCAGTCAGGAGGAGCAGGTGGTAATGGTGTCGCTAATACCGGCGGCGGTGGAGGCGGTGGAGGTGGTCCAAGTCCCTACAGCACTGGTGGTACAGGCGGCTCCGGTATCGTAATTATTAAAATCAATCAATAACATGACTACAAAAGTTTATAAATTTCTGGGTATCGACACAGCCATGCACCTTCTTCGTCCCGGTGCTAAGTGGGAAATCAGCAATAACGTCTTCACACGTTGGGATGATCCGAGACCTTGTCCGAGTATTGAAGAAGTGTATTGGGTGATAGACAAGATTAGAGAGTTTGAGGACAGCATCCCTACAATCTACACCGACGAGCAACTCCGTGAGATGGGCATAGCCAAAGAGGAATTTGAACGTGCAGTTGCATAACTTATTCCCCATCCCTGTAGGCTTTGCTGAGTTAGGTCGCCCCTTGTCAGATGAGGAACTGTTCTTCATCCGTGAGCTTGAAACACGTCCTAATATGGGCAACACCACAAGCACGAACAACTTTGTCTTGCGTGACCCAGCTTTAACGTCCCTGCGCTCATTCATCGAGGATGCTGTTTCGGAATACTTCAAGTCCACAGTCAATCCTAAGCACAATGTAAGCCTGAGAGTGACGCAAAGCTGGTGCAACTATTCAGAGCAAGGTCAGTATCACCACAAACACGCTCATCCTAATAGTTACATCTCAGGTGTGTTCTACGTGCAGACCAACCCTGATGACAGGATTTACTTCTACAAAGACGGCTGGCAGCAGATCAAGTTTCCTCCTGACCAGTGGAACCCGTATAACAGTGAGAGTTGGTGGTTTGAGGCTTATGCTGGCAGGCTGATTCTCTTTCCTTCGTCACTGACGCATATGGTTCCAGAAATAAAGGGCGAGGACACAAGAATCTCACTTAGTTTTAATACCTTTCCCGTGGGTGTTGTCGGGGAAGAGATGGATTTAACCGGACTCAAGCTGGAGGCTTAGATGGTTACTCAAGAACGCCTAAAAGAGCTGTTTGAGTATCGTGATGGGTTTCTGTATGCAAAGCAAGGCTATCAACCAAAATTTACGCCTATAAAGGGCGGCCATAGGTATATTAGGATGCGTGTTGATGGGAAAGTCTATCCGCTACATCGGCTTGTATTTTTGTACCATCACGGATATCTCCCCAAAATAACAGATCATGCAAACAATGACCGGTCTGACAATAGAATTGAAAATTTGCGAGACGTTACGCAAAGCCAAAATTGTTTAAACCGAAGGGTTCATGTCAACAATAGATCAGGAATAAAAAACGTTTATTTTGACAAAGGATGCAAAAAATGGAGCGTCCAAATAACGGTTGATAAAAAACGCAAATTGATAGGTTATTTTGAAGACATTGAATTCGCTGAATTGGTTGCAATTGAGGCAAGACACAAATTTCACGGAATATTTGCAAGAGGTTAATGATGGCTCATTTTTGTAAATTGGATGAAAACAACATCGTCACGCA